AAGGAAACAAAGCAATTTTAAACATTTTGCTAGAAAACTTAAAAAGGGCTAAAATTGCTGAAGATAATTTTGAAGATAATTACTTTAAAGAAAGAAATAATTTAAAACAAGAAAAGGAGTTAATCCAAGCTGAGATAGAGCTTTTAAATTCTAAATTGAAAAAACTACAAGAAAAAAGAGCAGGAATCGAAAGTAGACAACTTGAAATAATTGGGGAACAAGAAGAACTGAGAAACATTATAAAAGTAGCTGAAGAAAAGATAGTAAGGAGTAAATTAGCACTATAATTATAAGGTGATAAAATGGAAAGTACTGAAATTTTGGAGCTAATAAGAAAAGCCAAGGTGGGAGACAATGAAGCTACTGAAACTCTGATTGAAAAGTATTTGAATGCAGTTAGAAAGATTAATTATAAGTGGGGTAACACAGATGATGGATTTCAAGAAGGAATTTTAGGAATCTATGAAGCAATAAAAACTTATGATTTTAGTTATAATACTAAGTTTCTTACACATTTATATCCCAACATTGATGTAGGGGGTAATATGAAATAATAAATTTAATATTTTAAATAAAAATAGCTTTAATAATAGAATTATAGGGATATTGTTAGTGTTAATTAGAAGTGTAACTGAGTGATAAAAAGTGATAATTTATGAGAAAAAATAGTAAAAATTTTTATGTTTACACAGAGGAAATAAGAAAATATAAAAATATTCAATAAAATTTAAAACTCATTCAATAGGGAGCTAAAGGCTCTTTTTTTATTATTTTATTGGTATTCACTTCCTGTGCAAAAGATAAAAAATAACACTTTTTAAAAGAAGCCTGCACAGATAGAAAAATACTGAAAAAATAGATATTAAAAAAAACAGCTAAAAAAATCCTTGCTGTGTAAATGGATCTTTTTAGCTAAAAAATAGCTTTATATCTTTAAAATACCAAAATAAAACATTATAAAAAGACTAGCTAAAAACTTAAAATAAAAATAATATAATAAAATCAATATTAAACAACTACCCTTCATTTTGAAGGGTGGTTGAAATAGAACACAAGGACTAAACTGTATAATCATAAATTCCAACGACTTTTCCTATAATTCTAAAATCATCATCATCAGTTACTATTATAGGTTTATAATTAAGATTTAAAGATTTTAAAACTGTTTTTTTGGTAATTGGATTATAATGATACCTTTTACAAAAAACATTATCATTTAATAAAAATATACCTATCATACCACTATCAAGTTGAGGAATATTTTGAACTAATAATAGATCACCATCATTAATTTTGGGTTCCATTGAATCACCAGAAACAAATGTACCAAAATCTGCATTTTTAGCTATAACTGAGGGTAATTTAATCCAATGTGTTGCTTCTTCTAAAGCTTCTTTTCCATATCCTGCACTTACATCTGAGAGAATAGGAATTTTTCTTTGTTCTTCGTTTTTGATTTTCTTAGTTTCTAAATTATTGGAATTGAAAAAATCAGTTAAATTTACTCCAAGTGCTTCTAAAAGCTCTTCAAGTTTATCAATAGTTAAGGCTCTGCGTCCACTTTCATAATTTGCAATAGTAGCTCTATTTACAGATAAAATATTTGCTAGTTCTTCCTGAGAAATATTTTTTTTTATTCTTAATTCTTTAATCATTTTACCAACATCTAACATAAAGAAACACCACCTTACAACAAATTGAAAAAAAGTATTGACAAAAACAATTTGTTATAGTATTATGTAAACATAAAGAAACAAGTTACGTTTTGTCACAATTTTTAATAATTAATATATAAATTATAACATTTTTAAATCTTAGATACAAATAGATTTTATACATCTGTATCTAAGATACTAAAAATCAATCTGTAAAATCTTTAAAAAGGTTTTATTTTTTAAAATCACTTTTCTAAAAAATATAAAAAAGTGAATAGAAAAAAATATAAAAAATAGAAAGGGGGATAGAAGCACATAGGACATTGGGAATTGAAACACTATAAAAAGCAAAAGGAGATGATAAGTATAGGAAAATTTAAAAGTATTTAAAAATTTACAGGAGGATAAAATGAAAATTCTAAAAGAAATATTTATTATTCTAATAAAAGCAGCCACTTTAGCTTTAATCGCTGCCTTTATTCTTAAAGTGTTAAATTTTAATGTTTCAAATATCTTAAAACAATAGCTAATACTTTTAATATTTCCATATAAAGACTAGAAAAAACAATAGATTTGGAATATATAAAAAGTAGTATAAGTAGATTTAAATATGAAGAAGAATCATTATTAAAAGTAATTTCTCCACTATAAAATATTTTAATAAAGATAATCAATAAAGTAATTTTTATACTAGAAATTAAAATAAAGTTTTTTTCTTTTTCTGTATTGTAAAAAAATACTGTAGGAAGAAATACAAAGACAGTAATGATTTCACTTGATATATCCATTGAAATATAGAGGTTAAACTGCAATACTAAAATTGAAAAAATAAAAATAATTATAAAATCTAATTGAGAAAACAATAGTTTTTTAGAAAAAATAATAAACCATTTAATTATAAAGGCAGAGGAATTAATAATTAATAAGTAAATAAACCAAAATACAAGTATAGCTAGTATAAATAAACTAATTGACATAAAAAATACCTCCAAAGTTTTAATTAAATTATAGCTTTTAAGAGGTAAAAAATCAATAAAGGGGGAATGCTTATAGAAAATTTATAAGGCTTAATTGAATAGTAATTAAAAATTGATTGAATGGAGGTTATAAATGGAAATTATTGATGATTTTGATGAAGATGATAATTTAGATATGGTAGGTGAAGAATTAAAAAGGGAAATATATGAAGGTAAGAAAAGATTAGAAATTGCTAAAGAAATGTATGAGATTGCTAAAAGAATGGAAAGAAATGCTCGTAAATCCTTAACAATCTCAATAATAGCTTTAATAGTTAGTTCAGGAGCATTAATCTATAAATTATTTTTTAAATAGAGCTATTATTGCAACAAGCAATGCAATTATAGCAATAAAAGAACAAGCTCCCAATATAGAACTTTGTTATCTAGTGAGAGCTTATGGAAGTACAGACTTCAAAATAATAACTGCTAATGAGCTAAAAGAGTTAGATAATGCTGAAAAACTAGATAATTTATTCATTAGTCCATTATTTAAAATCTTATAAAGGAAGTGATAAGAATAAGAATATTAACAAAATTTGAAACTGATATTGATGAAGTAAATAGATTACTAGAAGAAGGGTGGGAGTTTGAACAAATATTCAGAGGAATAAATAAAGAAATATACATATTACATAAATATATTCAAGAGGAGGAAGACATAAGGAAAGAAAAAAGAAAAGAATCAATATTCACTTTAATAGGAGAAATAACAATATTTTTAATTATTTTAATAATCATAGTTGGGCTACTAAGAAAATATTTTTTTAATACATAATCATTGAATAATTAGCTTATTAAGGGGGAATGCTTATAGAAAATTTATAAGGCTTAATTGAATAGTAATTAAAAATTGATTGAATGGAGGAGTTATGCAATTATTATTAATTGTGATTGTGATAATTTCCTATACCATACTTATCAATGTACAAATAAGTATGGGTAAGGAATTAAAAGAAATAAGGGAAATATTATGGAAAGTAGCTAAGAAAGAAAGTTTTGATGCTCTTTTAGAAAGAGGAAAAGATGGAAAATAAAGACCTTTTAAAATATATAAAGTATTATCTATATTTTGGAACAGAAGAAAGTGCTAATTTAAAATATTTCAATGGTAAAGAAAAGGATCAAAGAATTATCATTGCTAAAATAATTATTCTTTTTCTTGAGTCAGTTCTTGGATTATTTTGTTTTGCATTTCTTCCGATTCTTTTGATAAGACTTCTAAACTCATGACAATAATAGATTTAATAATTGTAAGATATAAGCTAGTTGAAACGATAGCTTTAATTAAAAAATTTAAATAGCTAAGAATTGAAACATCTTTTGAATCTGCAAGTAAAAATATCTTTTGGAATATACTTAAAGAATTTGTATTTTGAGGAAAAAATTTAAGAATATAACAAAATGCAATAGCTTTTAAAGAATAATTTAACAATACTTTATTGACCTCTGTTTTAAAGAATAATAAAGTTGGTACAAAGATAAAAAATAAAATAGCTTCATTATAAAAGGAGGAGTTAGGAAAAAGATTAAAAAGAAATACCCCAGTGGACACGAAAAAATGCAGAGAATAATACTTATTTTTTAAGAAAAGAATTTTATTTATTGGAATTTTTACTGCAAGATAAAAATATTTAACACCAATTATTATAGTATAGAAAACAAAATAAGCAAAAAATTGAATCAGTAAAAGTGGGATAATCAAGAGAAAAGAAAAAAAGTTATTAAACATATAAAAGTACCTCCCAAAGTTTTAATTAAATTATAGCTTTTAAGAGGAAAAAAATCAATAAAGGGGGAATGCTTATAGAAAGTTTATAAGGCTTGAATAGTTATTAAAAATTTAATTGAATGGAGGAGAAAATGAGCAATAAAAATAGTCTAGTAAAGTTTGGAGACACTGAGCTTCAATTAACAATCAATAACAATAATGAGATTGAAATGGATATTGAAGAACTTGCAAAAGCATTAAATTTTAAAGAAAAAAAAGTTTTTGAACAATTAATAGTTAGAAATCCCAACTTACAAAATAAAGAATATTCATATTTAAAAAAAGTTTTAAACAATGAAGGGGGAATCTTAAAGAAAAGGGAAAAAAGGATATTTACAGAAGCAGGAATTTATGAGGTAGCTTTCTTGGCTAATACTGAGAAAGCCAAAGAGTTTAGAAAGTTTATAAAAGAGTTTTCAAAACAAATGCTTACAAAAATAAAGAAAAATGAAATGGTTTTATCTTCAGGAGTACCAGCAACATTTGAGCCTAAACTGGATAAAATGATGTTTCTTATAACTAAAAGAGATGAAGAAATAAATACAATTTTTGAATTTTTTGAAAAATCACAAGACTTTTTTAAAAAAGTGGAGGAAATGGGAGAGGATATAAAACAAATTAAAAGAAAAATAGACACAATAATAGAAGTTGTAAATGATTTAAGTGATGAAGTCTATGGAGCAGACATAGAAAATGAAAATAATGAAGAATATGGAGATGATATAGTTATTGAAAATGAATAAATTTTATTTTGACTTACTTAGTTTGCAAACAGAAATGGCATATAGAGATTATTCAGTAGCAACACAAAAGATATATAAAAAGGCAGTACAAGATTTTTTAGAAGCAACAAATAAGGAAGTGATAGATGTAAAAAAGGAAGATGTGATTAGATACCTAGATAAAAAGTTAATGGAATTATCAGTAAATACAGTATTAGTAGAGCTTAATGCTTTGGAATTTTTCTTTGAGGAAGTGCTGGGCTTGGATATAACTGAAAATATTAAGAGATATAAAAGAGTCTTTAAGGTTAAAGACTTCATAACAATGGAGCAGTTCAATATATTGCAAAACTCAGTACCAGAAAGAGAAAGGCTTATATATCAAATCATAAAGGAAAGGGGGCTTTTTTTCAAGGAAATAGTGGAAATAAAAGTTGAGGATATAGACTATTCAAAGTCAACTTTATTGGGAGAAAAGATAAGTAGAGATTTAGCAAGGGATTTATTAAAGTATGCTGAAAAATATGAGTTTGAGAATAAGATTTTTCAATTAGATTTTACAACTCTATATTATTGGAATACTCAAAATACTAAAAAATATTTAGGTAGAAACTATTCTATTGATGATTTAAGACATTCAATAGCATTAGAAATATATATTAAATGTGGAAAAGAAGAGGAGGCAGTGGAGTATTTAAGATTAAAAGATATATATAGTTTAAGACAATATTATAGGAAAGCAGGTTATCAATATTTCAATGATTAAAATGAAAAAAGACATCACCCCTCGCCAAAGTTGTGATGTCCACAGCAAATATTTCATTTTGATTATATCAAAAAGGAGAGCAAATGAAAAGAGAAATTTATATAAAAGGAATGCTGGAATACTTAAAGAAGCACCCAGTGACATATAAAAAGATGATTTTAAAGTTAGAAAAGGAGCTTGAAAATGTGTATAGAACAGAAGGTAGAGCAATATAGAGAGAAGTTAATAAGAATAATAGAATTAAAAAAGAAAATGATAGATTCAGAAGTAAGTTTACGAAAGGTAATGATTGAACTTAATCTAAGTCAGTATGAATTTAAAAAGCTATTTGATGGAGATTTGGAAGAAAGAGAAGCTGAAGTTATAGCACTATGTAATAAGATACCCGCATTTATTAAAAATAGGGATAGAAGTTTAAAGACCTTTCAAAAACTGCTGTTACAAAAAGATTTAACAGTAAAAGATTTTTGTAATAAAGAGAAGTTAGACGAAAAAAAGGTATATAGAGCATTAAGAGGTCTGAATGTTGAAAGAGATATAGAAACTGAAAGAGGTATTGAAAGAGCTTTGAAGACGAGAATCTTTTAGAAAGGGGCTTTTATGGAAAAAGGATACTTAATAGAAGACTTACAAAAAATCTTAGGAAAAGAAAGAACCCAAACTCTAAGATTTGCTAAAGCTCAAGGCTGGAAAGTTAAAAAAGTAATTATAGAAAAGAGACAAAGAAATGTATATGATGCCTCAGATGTTGATGCTTATAGAGCTACATTATTAGCAGTTAAGAAAGAAAAAGAGAAGAAAGTAGCAACTAGGACAGTAGCAAAAAGAGAAGCAAAGGCAGTTGATGAGCTACCAGCTTGGAATCAAAGAGTAGCTAATTCAAGGTTTGTTATATGTATGAAGTTAGAGGAGGAGTACGAAGAAGGAGAAGGTAGCAAAGAAGAAATAATAAATAGATTTATAAAAGAAGCAAAAGACAAATATCCTCAACAAATGGAGATATTAAAGAAATTATCAGTCCCTACGCTTCGTAGGTGGTATGGAGTATATATAAAAAATAAGCATAATCCACTAGCATTAGCTTCAGGACACGGTACAGCTAGAGGAATAAGAAGGGTAAGAAAGGAGATAATAGAAACAGCAAAGGCTTTATATTACACAAAAAACAAGGTTTCATTTATGTATGTTTTTGAAAGATTGATAGCACTATATGGAGATAAGTGTATAACTTATGGGACATTAAGAAATATTTTCAATAAAGATATAAATATTATTGAAAAAGACAAGGCAAGAATGGGAGCAAAGGAGTTTAAAGATGCTCACGAACCACATATTATAAGAAGTTATGAAGATATAAAAGCTGGAGAAGTTTGGATGTCAGATGGACATACATTAGAGTTAATGTGTTATCAAGGAAATAGGAAAAAGAATAATGGGCAAAGATTTTATAGTTCACCTACTTTAATAGTATGGATAGATGTAAAAAGTAGATTTATAGTAGGTTGGAGCTTATCTTGGACAGAAACAACAGAAGCAATAGCAATAGCATTAAAAAATGGAATTGAAAAGCATGGAGTCCCTGAACACGTTTATACAGATAATGGGAAAGCATATAAGTCAAAAGTTTTAAAAGGATCTGAAGAATTAGATGGAATCTATGCAAGTGCTGGAATAGATGTAAGCCATGCAAGAAAGTATAATGCACAAGC